AGGTTAGCCGAACAGAATTTACCTGTGCGCGGTGTCAACGTTGCCGAAGCGCCAAGTACGAAAAAGAATTATTTAAACTTACGAGCCGAGTTATGGTTCAAGGTAAAAGATTGGTTGGCGCAGCGTGATTGCAGACTTCCTAACGATGATGAGCTTGTTTCTGAATTAGCTGCGCCGTCTTACAAATATACTTCAACAGGCAAAATAAAAATAGAGTCAAAAGAAGAAATGAAGAAAAGAGGCATCAAATCACCAGACAAAGCCGACGCACTCGCGCTGACGATGGCAAGTAGCGCCGCAAGTTTTGGTGGCGGTGAGAGCTTTATGGGGTATAATTTTCGCAAGCCTGTTAAATCGAGAATAATACGAGTTGGCTAATATGGCAGAAGAAAAGAAAACGAAAGAAGAAGTAGCAGAAGCATCTATGATGCTCGACCTATCGGCGCAACTAAAAGTCGAGATGGATGACGCGAAAGATTACAACAATCAAGTTGGTCAAGAACGCGCCGAATCAACAGAATATTATTTAGGTAATGAGCCAGAAGCAACTAGCTCATTGCAATCTTATTACGTCTCAACCGACGTTAGAGACACGGTATTGTTTATGTTGCCGTCTATCATGCGTACTTTCTTTGGCACAAAAAAGATTGTTGAATTTGTACCTAAAGGCCCAGAAGATATTCCGATTGCAGAACAACAAACCGATTATATTAATTACATAGTCCAAGAAAAAAACTCAGGCTGCCAAGTTTTATACGATGCTTTCAAAGACGCACTTATTCGTAAAACAGGTTTTGTGAAAGCGTATTGGGATGACAGTCTTTCAACCACAACGCATGAATACACTAATATTTCACCGCCTGCTTACCAAGCATTAGTGATGGATAAAGACGTTGAAATATTGTCTGAAACAGCAACCGAAGAAACGATAACAACTCTCGACCCTATGTCTGGCCAAGAAGTAACGCAAGTTATACCTGTGTCTTACGATTTAACAATTAGGCGAGTTAAAGCTAAAAACCAAGTTGTTTTAGAGTCTGTACCGCCAGAAGAAGTCTTAATAGCTAGACATGCTAGATCTATGAAAGACTCTTCTTACGTTGCTCACCGCATGATTAAGACGGTAAGCGAATTGGTTGCAATGGGTTACGACAAAGAAGAAATAGAACAATACGGCGGCGAAGGTTCTTTACTAGATCCGTTAGCTTTTGACGAGCAACAAGCAAGAAACCCACACGACAATATGGTTTTTCCAGATTCAGGTGCTAGTAAAAATGTTTTATACATAGAGCATTTTATTTACTACGACATGGACGATGACGGTATCGACGAATTATTAAGAGTATGTACGTTAGGCGACGCTCTCCACATTATCAACGTAGAGCCTTGCGACGAAGTGCCGATTGTTATGTTTTGTCCTGACCCCGAACCACACACAGCAATCGGCTCATGTCCTGCGGATTACGTTAAACCAATCCAAGCAGCTAAATCACAAATTGTTAGAGATACGTTAGATTCTCTTGGTCATTCAATCTTTCCAAGAATGGGTATTGTTGAAGGTCAAGTCAACGTTGACGATGTGTTAAACACCGACATAGGGCAACCGATTAGAATGAGAGCGCCAGGTATGGTGCAACAACTGACAACACCGTTTGTTGGTAGAGAGGCTTTTCCTGTGCTTGGTTACTTAGACGAAGCTAAAGAAAACAGAACAGGCGTTTCCAAAGCAAGTGCAGGTTTAAATGCCGACGCATTGCAAAGCTCAACAAAAACTGCGGTTGCCGCTACCATGTCTGGAGCGCAAGGCAGAGTTGAAATAATTTGCCGACATTTTGCTGAGAACGGTCTAAAAACTTTATACGGTTTAATTAATAACTTAGTTATCAAACACCAAGACGCACAAGATGTGTTTAGACTTAACAATCAATTTATTCCTGTTGACCCAAGATATTGGGATAGCGACAAAGATATAGTTGTTAACGTTGGTATATCTAAAACTAGCGATGATGAAAAGATGTCAGCGCTCACCGCGTTTGCTGGTAAACAAGAACAAATATTGCAACAACTAGGACCAAACAATCCTTTGGTAAGTTTGCAACAATACGCTAACACGCTGTCTAAACTTATCGAAATGGCAGGTTTCAAAGATGTTACTAGCTTTATCAATACGCAAGTACAGCCTATGCAACCACCGCCGCCCAAACCAGATCCTGCTGAACTGCTCGCGCAAGCTGAAGCTCAGAAAGCACAAGTACAAGCGCAGAAAGCAGTCATCGACGCAGAGACTGACAGGATGAAAATTATCATGGATGACGATAGGCAACGTGATATAGAAGAAGCACAAATACGCCTAAAAGCACTCGAATTGCAGGGTAAGTACGGCACACAGGTTAACATTGCTGAAATCAATGCTATTATGGAAAGAGACCGCGAAATGATTAGAGAAGCGGCCAAAATTCAAGCGCAAGGATTATTTAGCAATGAGCCACCAACCAGATAAGTATTACGATTTAGAAGTTTTAGCAGGCGATACTATTTATAGCGCTTACGAACTCAAAGCAAAATCATTTGACCAAGCATTAAAGATTATGCAGGTCTTATGCGATGAGACTATTTCCAAAGATTCCGAAGTAATTTATTATAGAGAACAAACAATACACTAATGGCAAAAGACCCTAGGTTAAAAAGAATTGGCGTTTCTGGTTATAATAAACCAAAACGAACACCAAGCCATCCAACCAAATCGCATGTAGTGGTTGCCAAAGAAGGCAGTAAAATAAAAACGATTAGGTTTGGTCAACAAGGCAAGACAGGTGACAAAACTATGACTAAGAGAGCCAAATCATTTAAAGCTAGGCACGCTAAAAATATAGCTAAAGGTAAAATGTCTGCTGCTTATTGGGCTAACAGAGTAAAATGGTAAGAAAATTTAAGAAAGTAGCAAAGACTAAAAAGGGCGTACCTAAAAAGTATTTGAAGGGAGCGAAAAACAAATCTAAAAGAGAAAGAGAAATATTAAATACTATGAAACTCTACAAGATGGGTAAACTAACTCCTGCAATGATGAATAAAATATCTAAACAAAGGAGCAAAGGATGAGCGCAAAAGAAGATGTCATAGACAAATATCATAAGTCTAGCGGTATTTCTAAATCAGTTTTGAGAAAAGTTTATTCTAGGGGTGCGGCGGCTTATTTTTCGTCAGGCTCAAGACCAAAGACTTCTCAACATGCCTGGGCCGCAGGACGAGTTCGATCTTTTGCTACTGGTAAAGGTGGCGCTAGAAAAGCCGATGCAGATTTATTAAAACGAAAAAAATAAAAATGAGGTAAAAAATGAAACACGGAATGAAAAAAACTAAAGCTAAAAAACCAGCCATGAAAAAGAAAAAAGGAATGAAAAAATACGGAAAATAATATGCCTTTTAAAAAATACTCACCTAAGCAAAAGAAGTTAGCTAGAGTTGCTAAACCTAGAAACAAAATAACTGGCGCCGACTTTAAAAAACTAAAAGCTAAGAAAAAGAAAAAGTGAAAAAAGTTAAAGCTCCCAAAGGTTATCACTTTATGAAAAGCGGTAAAACTTATAAACTTATGAAACACGAAGGTAAGTTTGTTTCGCACAAAGGAGCTTCTTTAGAAGCTAAGTTCGAAGTACAGAAAAAGCATAAATAATTTAGCCTTCGTCAAAGGCTATGAATGAAATTGTAACCATAATAAATGAAGTAGGCTTTCCTATAGCGGCTACGCTTGGGTTAGGTTTTTTCTTATGGAAGTTGCTGAATAAAATAGTTAACGGCATGGAGCAAAAAGTAGACGTAGTTGATGACAAGATAAATGAGTCGTTACAAGCTGTAGAGAAAAGATTAGACTCTAAATTAGATTCCCAAACACAAATACTAATTCAGTTGATTGACAGAGTGCGCTCTGTTGATAATGAAATTATTAGACAGGACATACTTTTAAAAACTATTCTAGGTGTTCCAAACTTAATAGAAAAAGATAAAATAGCTAAAGCAAATCAAAAAGATAAGAGGAAAGACTAATGCCAGATCCTATTACAAATTCAGTTGTTGGTATTGCAGGTAGCGTACTAAATAAATTTGTCGCAGACAAAAACTTAAAAATGACGCTTGAGCATGAACTCAAGACTCAATTACAAACCGCCAACCTTGCGCAAATAGAAGTTAATAAAATAGAAGCCGCTAGTAAAAATTGGTTTGTAGCTGGCTGGAGGCCGAGTGTCGGTTGGGTATGTAGTCTAGCTATGATGTATCACTTTATTCTTGCACCTATGATTCAATTTGCTGTTGGCATAGCTGGCATACAAGTTGCTTTGCCTGAATTTGATTTTAGTCAACTATCAACAATCTTGATGGCTATGCTTGGAATGGCAGGGCTCAGAACTTTTGAAAAGAAAGAAAAAGTAACAAAGGGAAACTAATGTCTTGGGAAAATTTTCACTTAGATGAATTTGCTTGCAGACATTGTGGTAAAAATTTAATAAGTCATAACTTAGTAGATAGATTACAAAGTTTACGAACAGAGTTAGCTTTTCCATTTGTCATAACTTCTGGTTACAGATGCCCAGAACATCCAAACGAAATAAATAAAAGTAAAGTTGGCACACACGCAATGGGCCTAGCAGTAGATATTTTGTCTTACGGAGAACAAGCGTATAAAATTATTGCTACAGCGCCTAAGCATGGATTTACAGGTATAGGCGTAAATCAAAAAGGTCAAGGAAGATTTATACATTTAGATATTGCAGATGAAACACACGGTAAACAAAGACCAACTGTATGGAGTTATTAATGGAAGCTGATCCTATGTTTTTCTGGAACGTCTTGATTACTTTGATTTTTGCGCCACTTCTATATAATATTAGAGCTAATACAGGTGAAATTAAAAGGATAGATATTCTTTTAAACAAAACTAGAGAAGAGATACCGACGAAATACGTCACAAAAGATGAAATGAAAGAAGATTTTGAAAGACTGTTGGACCGTTTTGACCGCTTAGAAGAAAAATTAGATAAAATATTACAAGCATGAGTTTAGGACAAATAGCAGACGACATATTAGGTATAGACCCTAGCGGAGAAGGCATATTTGGTAGCTTTAGAGACAACCCAGAGTTAGGAGCGTTAGCTTCTATTGGTTTATCTTTTGTACCTGGTGTTGGACCAGTATTAGCAAACACAATTCCACAAGCGCTAACAGCTATGGCAGCACCTAAAGCTCCAGCAGGAATGTTGTCAGGACCAGCTCCTTCTATGGGCGGCGGTTTACTAGGCGGCCCAATGGACACTTCTGCTTTTGATTACGCAAGAAGCATTGCAGGTGGTATGCCTTTTAGCCAAGTAGTACAACCTGGCATGTCATTCTCACCGACGCAACCTATGGGTCAACAACTTACACCGCAAGCACCCATGCCTGCACCAAAACCAATGATTCCTATGAGGCCAGCTCCAGAGATTAACCTAAAACCTTCAATCGCTCCAGTAGGCGCTGGCGCTATATCAAGAGAAGAAATGGAAAGAATTAGAGCGTTGTTAGGTCCTAGGGAAATTGCATAATTTATGTCAGAAAAACAAAGAGCAATCCTAGACGGATTGGAAGCGGAGAAAATATTAGAGAGTGAGGTTTTTAAAAAAGCTCTTGAATCTCTTAAAGCAGAATATATTGCTTATTGGTTAAGCAATAGAGATATTGACGACGTTAAAACGAGAGAAGATTTACACAGATCCATATTGTTACTACCAGAGATAGAAAGGCATCTACGCATCATTGCTGAAAAAGGCAAGATTACAAAACATCAAGTAAATAAACTTAAATAACTTACACATTTGCACTTTTTGGTTTAAAATTGCTTAAAACCACAGGAGTTTTATATGGCAACAACGGAAAAACCGATTGCATTACAAACTGATTATCAAAAATCAGTTGCATCTTTTGAAAGTTTTCTATCTCCAGAAGAAGAGCAAATAGAACAAACAGAAGAAATTATAGAAGATGAGTTAATTGAAGAAGCTGATGAAGCTGTAGAGATTGATGAATTGGAGGAGGTAGATCAAGAAGATTTACCAGAAGAAGAGTTTGAAGAACAAAGCGAAGTTGAAGAGGTAGAGCAACCTCAAGTTTACACGGTCAAAGTAGATGGTGTAGAACAAGAGGTAACGCTTGAAGAACTGCAACGCGGCTATTCGAGACAACAAGACTATACGAGAAAAACTCAAGAACTGTCACACGAGAGAAAAACTCTTGAACAACAGCAAGCAGAGTTAGCTCAAAGAGATGCAGTTTATTCTCAACTGCTACCAAAAATGGAAGCCCAGATTATGGGCGATATAGAGAATGAGCCTGATTGGGCGAAACTGAGCGAAGAAGATCCAATCGCTTACGTTAGAGAAAAGCAGGTATGGGATCAGAAAAAGGAAAAGCTCCAAGCAGTTCAAGCTGAACAACAAAGGCTTCAACAAGAAGCCGCAGTTAAACAGCAAGAACAAGTTCAACAAATGGTTGAATTTGGGCAGCAAAAACTTTTAGAAATTGTACCTGAGTGGTCTGACGAAAAGATTGCTAACAAAGAGAAATCTGAAATTAGGAATTACGCGATAGAAACTTTAGGATTTAGTCCTCAAGAAATGGATCAAGTCTATGACTATAGAGCTTTACTTGGTTTGCGAAATGCTTGGCTACAAAGCCAAACTGCAACCGCAGCTAAGAAAAAGCCTACACAAAAAGCCTCAGTTAGAGCAGGTAAACCAGGCGCATCAACTAGAAAAGTAACGGTAGCACCAGAGAAAAAATTACGTCAAAGGTTGGCCAAATCTGGAAAAACAACAGATGCGGCTAAAGTTTTTGAACAAATGCTTAATAAATAAGAGGTAAAAAATGGCACAAGTTACAAATGCTTTCGATTCATATGAAGCGATTGGTAACAGAGAAGATTTAGCAGATATTATTTATAATATTTCTCCTACTCAAACACCTTTCCTTTCAGCTATCGGAAAAAGAAATATTTCAAACGTCCAATTTGATTGGCAGACAGAAGTTTTACCAACTCCATCTTCAACAGGTCAACTTGAAGGATTCGAGTTAAGTAAATCTACGTCTACTAATACAACTAGGGCAACCAACGTAGCGATGATCTCAAGTAGAGACGCTACAGTAACAGGATCTCAAGAGGCTACTGACACGGCTGGTAAAAACTCTGAGATGGCGCACCAACTAGCTATTATGGCTAAAGCTCTGAAAAGAGACATGGAAGAAGCGCTTACTCAGAACATTGCCAAAAATGCTGGTAATGTCTCTACTGCGAGACAAACTAGATCTTTGGAAACTTGGTACGCTACCAACGTAAACAAAGCTAGTGATGGCGCAAACGGATCTGACTCAGCAGCTAGAACTAACGGAACTAGAAGAGATTTAACCGAAGCTATGGTTAAAGATGTTCAACAACAATGTTTCGCTAGTGGTGCAGAGCCTTCTTTATTGATGGTTGGACCTTACAATAAATCAGTTATATCTGGTTTCACAGGTAGGTCTCAAGCTAGACAATTTGTCGACGCTAACACTATCGAGGCTTCTGTCTCTATCTACTCTGGAGATTTTGGTGAACTACAAGTAGTTCCTTCAAACAGAAGTAGAGAACAAGCTGTTCACTTGTTAGACCCAGAATACGCTGCTGTAGCATATCTTAGAGATTTTGAAACTGTTGATATTGCAACGGTGGGCGACGCCGACACAAAAATGATTTTGTGTGAGTACGGCTTAGAAATGAAAAATGAAGCTGCACACGGTATCGTGGCAGATGTCAAAGTATCATCTACTGACGCTGGTTAATAACTAAAAAAGGGAGGGGATAACCCTCCCTTTTTTTACATGGCAATACGCACAATCATAGATCACACCACAGGCCTCAAAAACGAATTTGTTACTGAGGACAACAAACACATATACCACACCACACAAGACGTTAAACCTGTTTTAGACGCAGTTAAAAACTATAGTGAATTGCAACCTGGCAAAGAATTTAGGCATGTAGCCGAGATACCTATGGTAATATATCAACAGATGTTACGAGAAGGATCTACTAAAGATAAAAAGCATCTTAAAAAATGGTTAAACGATCCAGACAATAAAATGTTTAGAGTTTGGAAAGGCAAAATATGACGTATTCAGAATTAAAAACAAGGATTGCTAGTTATTTAAACAGAAGTGATTTAACTTCTGAGTTAGATGGTTTTATTGACCAAACAGAAGCGGAGTTGAATAGAAGATTAAGAGCTGCCGACATGGTTAAAAGAGCAACAGCTACGGCAGAACTACAATATTTATCTTTACCCACAGATTGGTTAGAAGTTATAAACGTAGAAATTACTTCAAATGATTTTAAGCCTGTATTACAACAATCTATTGAGTCTTTAGACGTACATAGGGCAGCAAACGACAACATAACAGGCCAACCAATTTTTTATGCAATAGTGGATAACACAATGGAGTTCTCTCCAAAACCAGATAAAGCATACACTTTACAACTTACTTACTATGAAAAAATTGCAGCGCTTAGTGATTCCAATACAAGTAACTTTGTATCTAATAATCATCCTGACGTTTATTTATATGGCGCTTTAAAACACGCATCATTGTTTCTTATGGAAGATGACAGAGCTGCTAGATTTAGCGCTTTGTTTGAAAAAGCATTAGAAGAAATAAGACTTCAAGAAGAGAATAAAGAATTTAGTAAAGGCTCACTATTACCAAGAAGAAGAACTTATGGTAAGGCTAAAAAAAATGTATACTTTATGAGTTAATTAGAGGAAAAAATGTCTGGATTTACTGATTATTTAGAAGATGCTTTATTAAAGCACGTTTTTACAAACACAGCGTACACTTCACCAACAACCGTGTATGCTGCTTTATTTACTGTAGCTCCATCTGATACTGGTGGTGGGACTGAAGTTTCTGGTGGTGCTTATGCTAGACAATCTATGGCATTTTCTGTATCAGGAACAAGCACATTAGCAACTAATTCTGCTTCTGTAGAATATCCAACTGCAACGGCAAACTATGGAACTGTTGTTGCTGTAGGTATATTTGATGCTAGCACAAGCGGTAATTTATTAGCATACGCAAATTTAACAACTTCAAAAACTGTCTCTTCAGGAGATGTATTTAGATTTAACGCAGGTGACGTAGATATAACCCTGACGTAGAGTAATGTCCGAACAAACCTATAATTTTGGACGTTACAACAAGTCTAATTGGAATAATCTTCAATACGATTTTGGTGCGGTAGCTGTTACAGGTGTATCAGCTTTTACTGCTGATGGTCGTAAAATTAATCTAGGTGCTAGTGCTGTTAGTCTTGCTTCTAGCGTATCTGCTGACGGTTTAAAAATACTTAACAGCGATGCAGCTACTATAAGCACGACAAGTATTGTCGCTGTTGGTATACAAATAGATTTAGGTGCTTCTACTATATCGGCAGTTTCTAGCCTAGCAGCTACACCAAGAATAGTTTTCTTAGGTGCTTCCGATGTAGAAGGTGTATCTGCTCTAGTGTCTGCTAGTTCAGTATTAAGAACATCAACAGCAGATGTATCAGGAACAAGTAGTTTTGTTTCTCTTGGTGGTTTAAAATGGGAGCCAGAAGATGTTGCTGCTGCAACTTACACAGAACAAACAGTTGCTACTCCAACTTGGACAGAACAAACGGTTTCAGCAGGAACATGGACAGAATTAGATAGGCAGGCTTCAGCGTAATGGCAGATACTACAACAACAAATTTATCGTTAACTAAACCAGAGCTAGATGTTTCTACTAACTGGGGACAAAAGTTAAATGCTAACTTAGATGCTATTGATGCAATCTTTAGCGGTACAGGTACAGCCGTATCACTTAATATTGACGGTGGGGATATTGCATCTGCTGTAACTATAAATAAATCGCCTGTCATCACATTAGGCGGCGATCTTACAGGTAATGTCACACTTACTAATTTAGCTAGTGGTACTTTGTCAGCTAGTTTAGTTGCTGAAAGCGTACAAGACATAGTAGGACCTATGTTTTCATCTAATACTGAAAACGCTATTTCAGTCGGCTACGAAGACAGCGATGGCACAATAGATTTATCTGTATTAGTAGACGATAGTTCTATAGAAATTAATTCCCTTAACAATACCTTAAACGTCAAAGCATCAGGTGTAACAAATGCTATGTTAGCTGGCTCTATTGCAAACTCTAAATTAGCTAACTCATCAATTACAGTTAGTGATGGAAGCAATACAACGGCAACAGCACTTGGCGGAACTATTACATTCTCAGGCACTTCTAACGAAGTAGAAGTAGCAGAAAGTTCAGGAACAATAACTATTGGCTTACCAGCAGCCACAGAGATTACAACTTCTTTAGGTGTTGGCGGTGGATCTACAAACGGCGTACAAATAAGCCAGGGTGCTATAGCAATTAAAAATGGTGGTACTCAATCTTATGTAGACTTTTATTGTGAATCGTCAAATGCACATTACAGCAGATTACAAGCAGCAGCACACTCAGCATATTCAGGCAATGTAACAGTTACGTTACCAGCCACAACAGGAACGCTTGCTTTAACATCATCAGACATTACAGGAAATGCGGCCACAGCTACAGCGTTAGCAACTGCAAGAACTATTCATGGCGTATCTTTTGATGGTACTGCAAACATAGACTTAACAGAGGTTATACAAGATACCGTAGGTGCTATGGTTTCTGGCAACACAGAAAGCAACATAACTGTTACCTACGAGGATTCTGACGGTACATTAGACTTTAGCGTTACAGGCGGTGGCTCAGTAAGTGAAGCATTTAAAACAATATCTGTATCTGGTCAAAGCGATGTAGTCGCAGATGCAGCAGCAGACACACTTACTTTAGTAGCTGGCTCAAACATGACGATTACTACTAATGCTAGTGGTGACGAAATAACATTTGCTAGTTCTGGTGGTGGTGGCTCACAAAATTTATTCTCAACAATCTCAGTATCAGGTCAATCTGACGTAGTTGCAGATGCAACCACAGATACACTTACTTTGGTTGCTGGTAGCAATATCACTCTAACTACAGATGCTAGTAGTGACTCAATAACCATAGCTTCTAGTGCATCTGGTTCTGGTGGCAGTTCTTCTACGTTTGCTAAGAATACTTTTGCAGGCGATGGTTCAACCACAGCCTTCACGCTATCTACAAGCATGACTAACGAAGATGGTCTTATTGTATTTATAGACGGGGTTTATCAGGCAGATAATGTTTATACAGTTTCAGGAACTACCCTTACTTTTGCAACTGCACCTGTCAACGGTAGAGTCATAGAAGTCTTTCAATTAGAGGGCGGTATTGTAGGTACTGCACCTTCTATTGACACAATGACTGGTGATGGTTCAGATACAACATTAGCACTAAGCACAACGCCATCATCAGAGAATCAAACATTTGTAACCTTTGATGGAGTTGTTCAACACAAATCAACTTATTCAATCTCAGGCAGTACGCTTACTTTTGGTACAGCACCAGCCACAGGTGTAGCAGTTGAATGTATAACTTTCAACAATGTTGCTATTGCAACTTTTGAAGATGCGGATGGCGATACAAAAATACAAGTAGAAGAAAGTTCTGACGAGGACAAGATAAAATTCGATACAGCAGGAACAGAACGCATGGTTGTCGGATCAGACGGAAAAGTTGGGATCGGTATTGAAGCAACTGAAGGTCAGCTTCATGTTAAGTCTGATGATTCTGGAGAAGTTGAACTACTTACTTTAGAAAACTCAACAGGCACTAATGGTATAGCTACACTAACATTAAAAACAACTTCAACTGATTCTACTAAATCAGCACAAATAGCTGCAAAAAGAATAAACGCATCAGGTCATACAGATTTAATTTTTAGAACTTTTAACGGTTCAACTTCTGATGCCATGACCATAGACCACGATGGTATTGTAACAAAACCTTTGCAACCATATTTTCATGCCTACAGAAGTGCAGATCAAACAGGTTTTAGCACATCGTCTTTTGGTGATGCTGTAGTCTTCAATGCAGAAATTCTAGATTTAAATAGCGATTTCAACACATCAACAGGTTTGTTTACTGCTCCCGTAGACGGCACTTATTGGTTTATTGGTTCTATATATTCAGCTACAAACACTATTCAACAAGCTTGGTTGGCAATAAACACTGGTTCAGGAGCTGCGAGAGCCACATATACTGATTTTATAACAACCGCCTCTTTTTCTAACGTATATTCTTCTGTACATTATGTGCATTTAGACGCTAATGATACAGTTGGACTTCATCCCTACACTTCAGCTTCAAGCACAATTACAATTACTGCAAGTGCTTATCATACTTATTTCAAAGGTGGACTTTTATATTGAGGAAAAATTATGGCAATAACAATAACAATAACTATAGACGACACAGACGAAAAAATACTAAAAGATAATTTAGTAGATATTGACTCTTGGTTTCAAGGAGCTGCTACAGGCAAAATAAATAATTGTTGGAAACGCATGCAAAACTCATGGACTACAACTTTGATAAATGACGACTCTTTTACAGACTCTATACCAAGTAGCAAAGCGGATTTTGTAACATTAGTAACAGCTAGAAGCGACTATAAAGACGCAGCTACGATAGCTTCTGAAGATGATTTAGGTAAATAATGACAACTAAAGCATCACTAATAGATTTAAACGGTAACGAGATGATTCTCGATGCCGATGGTGATACGACCATTACGGCTGACACTGATGACCAGATAGATATTAAAATAGGTGGTTCTGATTTAGTTACTATGAACCCTTCAGGTAATGTTATTGACGTTACAGGAAATATAAGGTCGTCTGGCAACTTTATTGGTAATAATTCTTCATTAGCCTCATTGTCACTACAAATAAGCGGAACTGAAACAGCTAGAGTTGATAATTATAATAGTGCTTTTAGATTAATTAATTTTCACGCTTCTACAGAAACTATACTGCAAGGAAACGGTGATATAACTTTAAATTCTGTAGGCGCAAATAATCTAATTTTAAAAACTTCTAATACTGAAAGATTGCGTGTGACATCAGGGGGCGGAGTCGCTATTGCAGGCACGACAGCAGCTAGAGATTTGCATCTTTACGGTATACAAAGAAACCAAGTACCACACACAGTCAACTATCCGATGATAGAATTTTTAAATGCGAATGGGCAAGTTGGTGGAATAAGAACTTCAGGCACGACAACAGCTTACGATACATCTTCAGATTACAGGTTAAAAGAAAATGTTAGTTACGATTGGGATGCAACTTCAAGATTAAAACAATTAAAACCTACTAGATTTAATTTTATAACTGATGCCGATACAACTTTTGATGGTTTTTTAGCACATGAAGTTTCAGACATTGTACCTATAGCGGTAAACGGTGAAAAAGATGCTGTTTATACTGCACAAGATGAAGCTAATAGTTTAGGTAAAGAAGGCGAACCAAAAATGCAAGGTATAGACCATAGTAAATTAGTTCCATTATTGGTTAAAACAATACAAGAACTAGAAGCCCGAATAACAACTTTAGAAGGTGGTGAATAATGACAACTAAGACACCAATCGAGTTAAGCAGTACCCCTAGCGTTGTCGATAATGGCAATGCGACTGCGATAACTATTGACTCATCAGAGCGAGTAGGAATTTTACAAAGCTCTCCTACTTCTAATTTACATATAGGAGCATCAGGAAACGATGCAAAAAGAGAATTAAGAATAGACGGAACTAATGGCTCTGGTCAAACTTTTGGATTTATTACTGAAGCTGATGGAGAAAATGGCAGAGTGTCTTTTAAAGTTGGTCAATCTAATGCTACTCCTGCACAAAAATTAATGATACATCCTGATGGCGGTATTTGTTTTGGCTCTGACACAGCAGCCGCAAATGCCTTAGATGATTATGAGGAAGGAACTTATACCCCTATTATGAACTCATCTAATTTAACTTATACTTATCAACTCGGTTGGTATGTCAAAATTGGTAGGCATGTAACGGTAGGTATACATATAGATATCAACACTAATGGTAATGGTAGTGGTGTTGCAATAGGTGATATTAGTTTACCTTTTGCACCTAGTCTTGGCGGTGCAACTTATTATGCAATGACTAGTACTATTTGGTGTAATGGTTGGTCAACAGCTACAAAATCAGATGTAGGTTTGGTAAGTCACGATTACAGTTACATAGTAACTAGAAAAGCTGCTGGTCAAGCTAATGTTGCTACACCTACTCATGGCGATTTAGGCGGTGGTAACATGCTGATGACAGTATCATATCAAACAGCTTAACGAGGTAATAATTATGGCAATAACAAAAGAAACAGTAGTGGATAAAATTGAAGTGCTTGAAATGGGTCAAGTGCAAGTTAGAACTGCTACAGTAATAAAAGAAGATGACAAAGAACTTTCAAGAAGTTTTCATCGTCATGTACTAGCTCCTAGAACCAAAACAGATGACACTTGGGGTGATACCGACATATCTGGTGAAGATGCTAGAGTTCAAGCGATTGCAAACGCAACTTGGACTGATGATGTTAAGTCAGCTTATGAAACATTTATTGATTCTCAAGAACTGCCTGAATAGTTTATAATAAAAAGCTATGACAACGACAACTAACTTAGGATTAACCAAGCCAACCGTAGGTGGATCTGATAATACCTGGGGTGGAACTTTAAACAATAACCTAGATTCTGTTGATGCCATATTTGCAGGAGCAGGTAACGGTACATCTGTTGGTTTAAACGTTGGTTCTGGTAAAACCTTAACTGTAGCTGGCACGGCCACAATATCAGGAACTTTAACTGTTCCAGATAACAGCATTGCTTTAGGCACTAAAACGACTGGTAATTACGTTGGCACTATTGCCGTTACATCTGGTCATTTAACGACAACAGGAGCGACAACTGGAGAAGGCATAGGTCATACATTAGGTCTGCCAAGTGTTGCTGTTGCTGGAACTTACAGCAGTCCATCTTCTATTACTGTAGATGCTCAAGGAAGATTAACTGGTCTCATAACGGCTGCTTCCGATGAAAATTTAAAAACTAATATTGCCAATATATCTTCGTCTAATAGCCTTGATAAAATAAAAAATTTACAACCAGTCACTTTTAATTGGAAGGACGCAATAGAGGGAGTTAGAAACACTACCGATACTCAAATAGGATTAATTGCACAACAAGTAGAAGATTATGTTCCAGAAGCTATTCTTAATGGACCAGAAGTTTTTGGAGGAGAAAACGTCAAAAAAATTGATTACAACAGTTTAGTTGCTTTGTTAATAGGTGCAATAAAAGAATTAGAAGAAAAAGTTAAAACTTTAGAAAATGCTTAAATATGGCTTTGGTAAACATAACTCCGCCAGCAGGCATAGTAAAAAACGGAACTGAATACGCTAACAAAACTCGTTGGGTTGACGGTAATTTGGTGCGTTTTGAAAACGGTTTCCTAAGACCTATAGGCGGCTGGGAAAATTTACTTTCCTCATCTTTAACTGGTACGCCGATAGGAATGTATTCCTATAACGATAATAGCGGTAAGAAAGTTTTAGGTATTGGTACTAGAGAAAAAATCTACGTTTTTTATAACAATGTTAATTACGAAGTACAACCAGTAAATTTTGTTAGCGACAAAAACAACAATCCGTTAGGTTACGGAGCTGGTTTGTACGGCAAAGAAGAATGGGGAGAGGCAAGAGAGGGTAACGGAGATGCAGGACCATCTGGCTTAGATTTTGAAACTAAATCATTTTCTTTTGATAATTTTGGACAAAACTTACTTATATGTTCTGCTAGTGATGGCAGAGTTTTTGAATGGAACCCATCATCTCCTAGCTCAGTCACAACCCTTTCTAACGCACCAATAAATAATATAAGCGTGATAGTAACTAACGAAAGGCACGTTGTTTGTATTGGTGCAGGTGGCGATCCTAGAAAAATACAATGGAGTGAAAGAGAAAATAGCACATCATGGACGGCTGCAGCTAACAATACTGCAGGAGATTTACAAATAGCAACAGGAGGACAGGCTCATTATGCGGTTAAATATAGAGGAGATATTATTATTTTTACTGACATTGGTATCAACCGTTTGTATTATGTCGGAGCGCCTTTTACATATGGTATAGCTGAAGCAGGCACAAACTGTAAAGCTATAAGCAGAAGATGTATTGTGCAAGCAGGTGATTTTTTAGCTTGGATGGGGGAGAACTCATTCTTTGTTTACGATGGCACAGTTAAAGAAATTAAGTCAGACGTACATGATTTTGTTTTTGATGACTTAGACACAACAAATAGATTAACAACTTGTGGTGGTCACAACCAAAAACACAATGAGATATGGTGGTTTTTTCCTACTGGTAGTAATCAATCAACCCCTAATAAGTATGTTATTTGGAACTATTTAGACAATGTGTGGAGCATTGGTGAATTAAGCAGAAGTTGTTGGATTGATGAAGGTGCTTTTGATTTTCCATTAGCTGCCGACAGTAACAATAATATTGTTCAACATGACTTTGGTACTTTATTTAACTCACCAGATTTAGGTACAACGCAGCCGTTTTGTGAAACAGGGCCATTAGAAATAGGGCAAGGCGACAGACTGGCGCAAGTTAATCAATTAATACCTGACGAAAAAACTACAACTTTGCCTGGTATAGTTCTTAGCTTCAAAGGCAGAAACACGCCGTTAGGCGCAGAAACAGACTTTGGATCTTTTACGTTTGAAACTGACGGTTACACCGATGCCAGGTTCACAGCTAGACAAATGCAAATGAAGGTTACAGGAGACACAGATCAAGCGTTTCAAGTAGGTAACATTAGAGCTGACATTAAACAAAGAGGCAGAAGATAATGAATCTCTCTGCTAAAGAACAATATATTCAAAGAGCTACTAACGTAAAATATTCTTTTGCGGCTACTACACAGCAAACTATTTACACAGCACCAACAGGCGATGATTTTACTTTTGCTGTAATTGAAGGCATATTTGCTTGCGATCACGGCAATCAACAAACAAACTTAGATATATCAATAACCGATACAAGTTCTGTTGAGTTTTTCTTATTTAAGCAAAAAAACATAAGCGCACATGAAACAATAGAATTAGTTGTTAATTCTGGTTTAATTTTACAACAAGGCGAAATAGTCAAAGCGCAAGTTAATCACGCAAACATAGATTTAGTTTTTAGTGTTATAGAATATGCAAAAGGTGACTAAATTACCTGAATGGCAGGAACAATGGCAACGTTGTAAACCTTACATAGAAAAAGCGGTCAAATACCAAGATTCATATACAATAGACGACATAGAAGATAAAATTCGTGAAGGTTTATTTCATTTATGGCCTGGTGAAAGATCAGCTATAGTTACGCAGTTTGTTCTATTCCCCCAAGTGAAAGGATTAAACATATTATTTTGTGGTGGAGATTTCGAAGAATTGCAAGAAATGTTACCATATATAGAAGATTTTGCTCGCCGAGGCGGTATAAAACGTTTATACGGTGGTGGCAGAAAAGGATGGATTAGAAAACTAAAACATCTTGGTTTTGAAAAAGAATATTTAATTAAAAAGGATTTATAGATGGCAGAAGCATTACCCTATATGGAAGCAGGATTTAATCTTCTTGGCGCTACACAAGCGTTTAAAGGCGATCAAGGAGGAAGAACAGTTAGTGAAACTGCTTTAGATCCAGCAACACAAGCTAGGCAACAAGAAGTTTTTGGTAGAGCTTTAGGTTTAGCAGACCAACCTTTTATTCCGTACACAGGACCAATGGTTGCTGGCTTTACGCCAGACCAATTAACAGCGTTTGAAGGCCAAAGAGGTTTATTTGAACAAGCGGGTAGATTTGATCCAGGCGCTTTTCGACAATCATTATTAGAACAACAAGCGCCACAGTTTGCAGACCCAAGAAGAATACAAGCAAGATCTTTATTAGACGTTGATTTAGGCGCTTATCAATCGCCTTATCAACAGCAAGTTATTGATTTTGCAATGCAAGACATTCAAAAGCAAGAAGATATTGCTAGAGGTGGAGCGCAAGATAGAGCTATTAGAGCAGGCGCTTTTGGTGGATCTAGGTCTGCTATATTAGAAGGCGAAGCAACCAGGCCGTATGTTGAGCAGAAAGCTAGAACAGCAGCAGACTTGAGACAAAGAGGTTTTGAGCAAGCTGCAAGAATGGCTGAAGCTGATATTTTAAGAGACGTTAGAGCGCAAGAGTTTGATATCTCTGGTGAAGCCGAAGCAGCTAGACGAAGAGCTGCGGCAGGCTTATCACAACAACAATTTCAAGCAGGTTTATTAGGCGGTCAAGAAAGAGCGCAACAACAAACATTGGCTGGTTTATTAGGTATTGGTGGTCTACAACAAGCGCTTCAACAACAAGCTCTTGGCGCTGCTAGAGGTGAATTTGAAAGAGCGTTGCAATATCCTTCTCAACAGCTTGGTTTATTAAGTGGAGCAACAAGCGGTATGCGCTCTGGTTTTACAGAAACAGGGTCAGAAAGATTAGGTACGCAAGATAGAATTCTTAGCGGTTTAGGAGGATTACAAAGAGCATTTGGCTCGATAGGGTCTTTATTACCAGAAGATAATTACGGTCAAATGATGTAGGTTTTACATGAGCATAGGAAAACAAGATTTACAAGAATTAGCACAAGGATTGGGCGAATACCAACAAAGATACGCTACAAATTTAGCTAGAACAGAAGCTATGATGGGCGATCCAAGTAGGCTAAATGCTTTATTAGAAATGCAACAGCCTAAAAGACAAAAAGGCCCAGCTGCTTTTGAAGAGTTTTTATTGGCTAGACAATATCCTGAATTTGGAGAGTTTTTACAAGCAAAACGAAAAGCAGGAGCAACTAAAATAGATTTTGGAGAAAAAGGATTTCAAGAGTTGGGTGCTAAAAAGTATGAAGATAGGTACGATTTAGCTACGTCGGCGCAAGCATCTAATATAAATTTAGATAATTTAGAAAATATTTTAGACCAAGGATTGCGAACTGGTTTTGGTGCTTCTTTAGGCCTACAATTAAACAGAATAGGACAAACATTACTTGGTCCTGATTTTAAAGTTGGAGACATTGCAGGAGCAGAATCTTTTGCAGCTGGATCGAATAAATTAATTCTTCCTTTAGTTAAAGAGCTTGGTGTCAATCCAACAGATAAAGATTTAGACTTTGTTGTAAAAGGAGCGCCAGAGTTAGGCAAATCTGTAGAGGGTAACAAATTAATGTTGAAAGCACTTAGACTATCAAATTTAAGAGCTATAGACTCTCATGGTTTTGACAACGCATTTTATACAAGCCCAGAAAATGAAGATAAAACAGAAATAGATAGAAATGTAGCATTTCAGACGCACATGTTGAACAATCCACAACTGTATAACGCACAATCATTAATTGAAGAATATAATTCTTTATTAGAAAGAGAAGCTGCAAAAAAAATTAATGAAGGAGATTTTGTTGATACTTCAAATGAAGAATTACCTGTAGGTTTGTAATGAAGCCTGGCGACATTATTAATTCAAAAAAAGGTCCTGCCTTATATCTTGGCGGCGATACTAAAGATATAAATAATTACAAATTTCCTGTAATAAGCGGTTTGCCAGCAGCTGCTGGACAAGGTTTAACTTTTAGATTTTTAGATGAAATAGTTGGTACTGCTAGAGGCATATTGCCTGGCGGCATAACACCACAACAGGGCAGAGAATTAGAAAGGGCTGCTTTTGAACAAGTTCAAGAAGAACGACCAGGCGCAGCTTTAGCGGCAGAAATTGGTGGAGCTGCTATTCCAGCTCTTTTTACCGCAGGCGCAACTACTCCAGTTTCTGCAACAGGAATCGGAGTTACCGCAGCTAGAGCTGGTTTATCTGGATTAGCTTACGGCGCAGGTGGCGCAGAAGGGACAACAGAAAGAATTGGTCCTGCATTAGGAACAGGAGCGTTATCTACTGTAGGAGGCGCTGCAACACAATTAATTGCAAGACCTGTAGCTAGAGTCGCTAAAGAAGTCAAAGCATCTTTTCAAAAACCAGAAAAAATGGGTAAAGATGCAGCGCAAAAATTAGTAAAGGAAGCGTTAGAATACGACAAAACAGATATAAACTCTGCAATAAAATATATTACAGACAGAGGCGGTAAAAATTATTCTTTAGCAGATATTGGGCCAAACACTAGAGCTTACTTAGACGCTGTTAATGTTTTACCTGGCCCAGGGAAAAAACAAGCGCAAGATTTTCTTAGACAAAGAAATGAAGGAATGTTGTCGAGAATAACATCAGATTTACAAGAGTCTTTTGGATCTAACGCATCTTATTTTGATACATACAAAGCATTAGAATCTGCTAGATCAGAGGCTGGTAAATTGTTATACAAAAAAGCTTTTGAAAAAAAAATACCTGTTACAGATGAATTTGTAGATTTATTTAATAGACCAAGCGTGCAAGCAGCTTTCAAAAAAGCTTACAAAATGGCCGCAGAAAAAAATGTTGCATTACCAAGAATCAATTTAAAAAATGGAAAAATGTATACAGAAGATGGAAATTTAATAACAGCAGTAGATACAAAACTTCTCCATTGGATGAAAATGAGTTTAGACGATACTATTTATACTGGCAGATCTCCACTAAGCGGCGTTGGCGCAACAGAATTAAATTTACAAAAAGCAACTAAAAATGATTTTTTAAATTACATAGATAAATACAATAAAACGTATAAAGCATCTAGAAATGAATGGTCTGGAAAAACAGCTATTATGGATAAATTAGAACTTGGAAGAAAGTTTGACGCACCAAAACAAAACATAGAAGAAATTTCAGAAGAAATAGCTGCTATGTCTAAATCTGAGTTAGAAGCTTTTAGAAATGGAGTTTTAAATAACATAGTTGAAAAAATGGAAAAATCTATTGCTTTTGATGGTAGAGGCGCAAATTTAGCTTTTAACATCATAAAAACACCCAGAAGCAGAAAATTACTTAGAGAAACTTTTGAGCCTGGTGCAGCTGGCGAGAAGAAATTTAAAAAATTTATTAGTAATTTAGAAGATGAAATACAAATTAAAGATACTTCTAATTTAATAGTAGGAAACAGCGCAACTGCTGGCAGACAAGAAGCTGTATCTGAAATAAAAGGTTTGGTAAAGCCTAGCGATATTCAAAATTTAAGTCCAGTAGGTTTTATTTACAGTATGTTAAAAGCAGACAATCCAGAATTACAAGAAAGAGCTGCTAAAGCAGCGGCAAATGAATTAACAAGAATTTTATTAGAGACTAACCCTAAATCTTTAGAAAAAATAGCAAAAGAATTGTCTAATAAAAAAACTTTCAAAGGCATCTTAAAAGATTATATTCCTAAAGGTTTTGAAAGTATTATTAAGGCTCCAATAAGTCCGCAAGTTATAGCGGTAGGAGCTAACATACCTGGCGGTCAAACTCCAAGCATACAAGCTCCAAGCATGGAAGTCTTGTTAGAAAAGTTAAAGCAACAACAATGATTTAGAACTATGGGCCGCGTCACAGAACGACTAGGCAGAAGCGGAGAATATTTTACTGCCAGCGTTTTAGCCCTTGTTTCAGACACAGTAATTATTGTTCCGCATGGCGCAGAGGCAGATATAATTTTTGACTTTGAAGATAAATTATATAAATGCCAGGTAAAGTCAAAAACTAAGAAAGAAAAGAATCACAGCAAATGGCGATTTGACTTACGCCGAGGCTCGCACACCAAAAACAGACACTTTGAAGAAGGCGCAATAGATATCTACGCTTTATATTCAAAGCAATATAACAACGTAATTTTTATGCCTTTTGGTGTCAACAAAAGAGAAGCACGCGTAGAAGAAGATGTTATGAAAAACGCAGATTCATTGGCTACGTTTCATCAAGCAATAAAAGAGTTGAATTATTAAGACTACTATCCTATACTTTGCAGTACATTTTTGGAGAAATAAATGCACGAAAGTATCAACGATTTACACAATCTTTATCAACAGGATTGCGCTAGACGTAAAACAAAGACAATCAAAGAACTAAATAGGATTTACCATAAATACATTGCAGGTCCATTGGGCCAGAAAAAACTCAACAAAGTTGTTAGAGGCGACATAGCCAAACTGCATTTCAGTTTGTCAGAGAAAGCGCCTGCACAAGCTAATAAAGTATTAACGTTGCTTAGATCTATGTTTAATCTGGCTATCACACTTAGCTTGGTTGAAAGCAATCCTGCGACACACATTGCAAAGAACAAAGAAAACAAAAGAAAGCTATACCTAACAAGCGAACAACTCATTCAAGTCAAAGAACAACTCGACTTGTTATACAAAAACAAACGCTATCAAGAATCTGTAGATTTTATCTGGCTACTGCTTTTAACAGGAGCTAGATGCGGTGAGATTGCAAAAGCTAAGTGGACGGACTTACAAGGTAATATGCTTGTTTTGAGCGAGCATAAAACGGATCAGTACGGCGAGGAAAGAGTTATACATTTAAGTGAACGCGCCCTGGATATAATCAATCGCAAGGCGCAGGAGGGCGAGAGAATATTTAACATTCAAGCGCCTCGGAGAGCGTGGGATAAAATCAGAAAAACACTTGGTATAGAAGAGTTTAGACTGCACGACTTACGTCATACTTTCGCGTCGTTTAGTTTACAAAAATTACCGTTAGCGCAAGTTGGTCATTTGCTTGGACATAAAGATCAAAAGACGACTGCGCGGTATGCACATATACATAAGGACAAGGCTATTGAGTCTGCTGCGCTAGTGAGCGAGCATATAGAAGCTCTGTTGCAACCTACAGATTTTCGAAATCAAATATGATGTTTTGGTTGCGCTCAGATGAATTGAGACCTACTGAGATTAGATACTCAGCTACGTCTCTTGGGTCTTTACCTTGCGACTCAGCAAACTTTAATAAATCTTCGTTTAGATACCTATTAATCCAGACAGGCTTTCTATTATTACGAAGCATTATTGGGTCATCAAAGTCGCTTAAAATTTTACCTACCATTTTAGTTGCCTTTATTTTCATAATAAATAAAGGTATATTTTAGTAGAAACAGGAGAAATATGGAAACCACAGAAAATCTAGATTTAGTAACGACCAAAGAGTTGGCCAGAATACTCAAGATGTCGCATAGAACATTAGAGAATTGGCGCGGCTTAAATAAAGGTCCACGTTACAGAAAAGTAGGCGGTAAAATCTTGTACGACAAACAAGACATACAAGCCTTTATAAATTCAGAGGTCATTGACCCAAATGCCGAGTAGACACGCTTTACTTTCCCCTTCGGCGGCGGAGCGTTGGACCAAGTGTCCAGCGTCTCCTGTCATGTCGCAAGGATCTCCGTATAGAACAAGCTACCCTGCGGAGCGTGGTACTTTGATCCACGAAATGGCAGAAAAGGTTCTAAAAGACCAACTTAAAGATTCTTCTATAGAAGATCACTACGCAGGCAAAACATTTACTACAGTCATAGAAGAAGATGATGAAAAAATAGAAGTTATTGTTGACGATGAAATGTTGGGTATGGCTAAACAATACGCAGATTACATATTGCAACGCCACGAAGAGTTAGGCGGTAAAAGATTAATTGAAGAACAAGTTACCCTGGAGGAGATAAACCCACACCTTTGGGGTACGCTTGACTGTGCCATCATTACAGAAAAAGAAATAGAGATAATAGATTTAAAGACAGGCGCTTGGCCTGTAAATCCTAATAACTTACAGCTCAAGATTTATGCTTTAGGCATACTTGATAGATACCCTTACGAAAACGCAAAAGTAAAACTTACTATTGTGCAACCTGTAAGCAGAGACAAAAAAGGTCCAATTAAAACCTACGAAACTTGCGTAGAAGATTTAGTTAATTGGGCTTACGATTTTTTAAAACCTGCGGCTGACGCATGTTTAGAACCAGAACCAAAATTTAACTTTGGTGAGCATTGTCGTTTTTGTTTATATCAACAGCAATGCCCTACTTATAACACTTATCAAGGAGGCAAAAATGTCGGATAACGAAAAGCCACCTGTTTTACAAATTGATAAAACAGATGGTCCACCAACCATAGTTTTTGAGGAAGATATGCAAGATGAAAATGTTGCTAATCTGACACAAAACATTCAGTCTCGTAACGCTATGAATAATC